TGTTAAATCATTTAACTCAGTGAAAAAGTTTCGATTTTTATCAAGCAAATATGCTGGACCAGATTTATCAAAAAATAAGTTTTTATGGTAAACAGTTGTTGAAGTATTACTACCATGAGTATTACCCGGATCTTGAGAAAATGCTTTCACTGTTGCATCATCAATCAATGGCAATAATGCATCAACTCCCTGAAGCTTGACATTTGATGCCTTTATATATTGATTGAAAGCTTCGGAGCGAGATCCTAAAGGCAAACAAGCATCTTTTGGATAGTAAACACCAAGTCTTTGTGAACCATATGAATCATGGAATGTTATTGAATTTGCAAATGGTGAACCATCAACAAGATATTCCATCGTCAGTCTTTGTTCATCAACTTTTGTAAAACATGTATTACCAGAAACATTATTTGCATTTGGCATTTGAGAATAAATTTCACTTTCAGTTCGAATATCTGCCATGTCAAATACATCAACTGGAATATGAATAAACTCTTCAATTGGTTTCGTCATGTATTCAGATACCCAATCTTTAGCAGACATCTTCCAAGTTAACTTATCTTTATTCTTACCATATTTTTCAATACCAACAGGATAGAACATGATCAATCTTTGCTCATCAAGTTGAATTCTTGAAATTATATTACCGTCTTCATCGTATTCATTTGGTAACATCTCTGCATTTATTTGAGTTTCAGCACGAATTTCAGTACCAGTATAAATCATATGGCCTTCAACAAATGTATCAAGAGTAAACTCAGTATAGCATGTAACTGTTTGAGGATCTGTAGAAACTTTAAATGTCCAACGATCTTGTTTCCATTGTTGAGGCCCATATGCCGAATGCACTGGTCGGTTAACCAGTCTTTGTTCTGCTTCGTAATTTGATAGAGGTCCTGGAGCAACGGTTGGTATTGTTGCATTTGGACGTAGACGATGATTCAGATAATCAGCAAGTATCCAATCTTTAAACCATGATTTCGTTTGTCTTTCCATACCAAAAGTTTTACTATCATTATACATGAATACATCATTATTCAATTCTTGATATTCAGTTGTTGGGCCCAAATTCACATATAGTGACTGTTCTTCAAGTGCGGTGTAAACAAAATCATATTCAGGTTCCATGCTTACTGTATTTGCATTTATAATATAAACTTCTGGGTCAACTGCACCAAAGATTGCTTTATCTCCAACCCAATCAGTCAACTTTAATTTGGTCCATTCATCAGTAATTTCTTGAGCAAATCCCATACCAAACCATTGATTGATTGGTATTGGTTTTGTCAAATCAAAATATGGCGCTCGTTGTACAATCTTATTCTCAAACTCAAGATCATTAATTGGTGTAGTTTCAAATGATTGATCAATATATGAATCGTGTGATGTTGTTTCAAACAGCCATGTATTTGATCGAATATCATGATGATATGTTCGTAGTGATTCAATTGAAGGTCTACTATCAATTGTCATTCTTGGCATTGCATAGCCATCATCCCATGTAATTCGTTTTCCTAAATCAAACCATACACTGTCATGAATATATTCATCTGCAAGATAATGTGGCATACGATCATTCAAGTTAACTAATCGATGCCGATCAGGTATATGAATAAGTCTTTCATGTTCACCTTCAAGTTCAACTTCACCACTTACATCATTAAATGTTGCTTCATCATACATTACTGATGTTGTAAAGTATTCTACATTTGCAGTATGTTCATGGACAACTTCAATTTCAGGAAGTGTTTTGAACTTCGGAGTATGTGCTGTATAATATTTGTCTCTTAGTTTCGTTTCAAGAAGTGCTTCAGTTATTACTTCATCATACCAAGGACCAATACTATCTGCTAGATTAATTGTATAATCTGCCCACAATGTTACTACATGTTCAAGTTCAGTATGTTCATCAACTATTTGTTTCATTTCAACTACAGAAGATAAGAAATCTCCTGTCATTACAGTATATGGGAATGTATTGCTTTGAAGGTCGTGCTTTTCTTCTCTTGTTGGTATAATTGATGGTAATGGATCAACTCTTACGGTTGGCATATAACCATTTTTATCATCAACAATAGGATAAATCAAAGATTTCTTAGTTATAATCCAATTTTCCCAACGGCCCTCAACAGGTTTTTCATTAAGAGGTATTGTGCGCCATCGGTCAAACATGTTAATTACATATTCGACTTCATTGTTTTCATGTGTATCATGGGATACATCAATCTCTTGATGCAGGTCCTCACCAGTAAATGTTGTTGCAAAGAATAGATTTGCCTGCAAGTTATACTTATGTTCATTCTTTACACGGATTGATGGTCTACTATCAACAGTCACCACAGGAATTCGATCAAGCACATAATCCAAAATTGGATATCTCATCATATTTGGTGCAATATAATCATAATATTTTGCAGCAATAATCTTATTTGGATCAATGGCTTTATTTCTGTCTAGAATATCAATGACATATTCAATTTCATTTTCTTCATCAGTTGTTTGCATAGTTTCAACTGATTGAGTAAATGGAACTGTTGTCATTGATTCATATGTTGCAGTCATAACATTATTGCGATATTGTTCAATTTCATTAAATGCAACTGCTCTTACAGTCGGAATATACTCATCAACATAATCAGAAATAGTATAAATTTGTGGTCGTGCAGGTAGCAACTCAAAGAATCTTGGTGCAATGATATCATCTAAATCCAATAACATCCAGCGGTCTCTCAGATTCATCACATATTCTAATTCTGGATTATCATCAAGCCGAAACTGTGCATCAATCATTCGATGGAAGTCATCACGGCTATCAATTCTTGGTGATTCCTTAGCTGGTGGCATTGTAGGACTAATTGAATTTGCAGTATTTGCCTTGTCCTTTTTCTTTTTAATTCTTGTACTTTGAACTGTATCTGGATTTGCAACAGCCATCAGACTGTTTGAACGATACTGTTCAATTTCATTGAAAGCAGTAGCTTTTACAGTTGGAATAAATTCCCAAGGACTATCTGTAATTTCATAATTGTCCATATTTGGCTGAATATACTTCCAGAATTTAGCCGCAATAATATCATTCAAATCAATAATCTTACCACGGTCTTTCATATTGATTATAATTTCGTCTTCATTTTCTTCTTTAGTTGTAAACATTGCTTCTACATCTTGATCAGCATGTCGAATTAAAGAAGAAACAATGTTTGCAGTTGAGTTTGTTATTACTTCATCAGTTTTTCGTATCTTTGTCAAACCTTTTACAAGAACAGTTGGTATGTGCTGCAAGTTACTTTGAATAATTTCATTCTTTTGAATGTCACGTCCAATTGGTTCATATAGTTTTGAATTAATAATACCATCAAGAGCAAGATATTTCCAACGATCATCTAACCGAATTCCCATCTCAACCTCAGTCAACTTTTCAAGAAGACCAAATTCACCATTAATTAATTGTTCGTCTGTATATGTTGGCCATGTTTCTGCATCAACAATCCATGTATTCGGTGACCGCTCTTGTATTTGAATTGTTTGTTGACTTACCTTGCCCGTATATACTAAGTCTCGAGTATAATCTCGAATCGGTTCTCTCAAATGGCAATCTGTAATTTTTGTCCAATAGAATGTTTTGATTTTATCTTCATTTGCAATTGCACAATTTCTGGAAAGTATTGGTTGGTCAACATGTATATAATGTTCACCCCAATATGAATCAAGTTTTGTACTTCCAAATCCATCTGTAATTACAACCACTTCTGCTGTATTTGAATTTATTTCATCTGAATAGATTGCTTGCCATGCATATGCTCTCATGTTTAATTTCACATCATTAATGATCGATGGCCATAAGAACAACTCATTTCGTTGTAAACGATCTGGTCCAGGACAATCATCACCCATGTAGGCTTCAATGAAGTATCTTTCAAAATATGCAATGGTATCTGTATATCGAATTGGCTTGCAGGATTGAATTTCAGTTACAACTTCAATTTCTGGCATTTCAATTGTTTCAATTACTTCTTGGACTTCTGATGGTGCATGATAAACAATTGTTTCTACATCTTCAAGTTCAATACTCATGTCTGCATGGTCAAAATTGTAGAAGTAGTAATCACCTACAGCAACTGTTCCTTCAGTTGTATCTGGTGGACATCCACCTCTTCTACTCAAGAATGGATGTATCTTCATTTTCAAATAACGATCAACTAATGTATGATGATAAATCCATCCATAGTCACAGACATATACATCATTATAATTTATTAATACTTGTTCAGATTCAGCAATTAAAGGAGGTATATGACCTGAATGTATATCATCAAACTTTGGTTCAAAAATTTGATCGAAAGATACATCTTTCTTAGCCCGGTCAAAGAAAGGTCCGGAAATCCATTTTAGTGGTTGTTCAAGGACAAGTTTTGCTTCAACATCTCTAAATGGTGCAGCATCAATTTCAATTACACAATCACCAGCAGTTGGCTCAAATGGTGTGTGGCCGCCATCAATTGTGATAACATATTCTGGATCAATGTATGGTTTGATCGCACCACGGCTATTATCAAATTTCGGAAACTTAGTTCTACTGAATCCATATCGATTGTCGCCATCATCAAAAGATGCAGCATAATTATGCGGACCATAACCATCAATCTCGTAAACTAATTCAAGGTCAAGTCGAATGCTTGTGTCAGTTTCGTCATAGGGGAATGGTGTGTATCGTGAACTGCAATCTTTATATAACCAACCGTATCGATCCCAATTCGTATCAGTTTGTGTGAAGTTTAAACCTGTATTATCTAAGGTCTTTGGTGCAAAGTCACGGGTATAATACTGAATGTCCAATCTACCAAAATCAATACCATCTGCATCGAAGAATAAATGGAAACAATCTAAATCAAGTTTTCTTGGTGTATGACCACTATCCCAACCTTCTTCACTATATTGTGCCTTATTATAATCACGGTCAAATGTATAAATTAAGCTATCAAAGAATTTTTTTTTTGGGTCTATTCTGTAGTTTTTAATCGTTGCGACAATAGCAGTACCAAAGTTTTCACGAATGCGTATTTGTTCAGAGCCTCCATACTTTGCTCTTGCTTTACCTTCTGCTTCACTTGATAGTGTTTGTACTGCAAATACCTTTTGCTCATTCGTTTTATATCTTGCATGTGTTTTATCAAATGTAAAATCAAATTTAATTGAATCAAATAAATTATTAAATCTTACTAATTCATGTGGCTGTTCTGTATAGTTTGCATCTCCAATAGTATGTCCAAATGTTAATGCGCCTGTATTTGCATCGGCATCAAATCGATGAGTCCGTACATTAATCGTAGTTGTATTGGCAGCATCAAACAAACCATACGGCATCCATGGTGGATCTAGTGGTCTATTATCCCAACCAATTTTTTGATTATAAAACTTAGGATACAAACCAATATCATTTTCTTGAGATAGAGTTGACATTGGCTGCATGGTTGCACTTTGATCACCAAAATCAAGATAAGTAATTTGCGTTAGGTCTGCACCGGACTTTTCTTGTATTTCACCATTTGCTGTATTTGCCTTTTCAAAATAAGGACTATCTGGTAGGAATCCACCAATTTGACCAGAATAATTTGCTAAAGTTTCTTTCTGATATATTAGCGGTGTTTCAATCACTACAGGTTTTGGTGTTAACGCAACTGCTGAAGCGGAATACATTCTTGTTGCAAATACTTTAAATCTTTCACCACTGTCGGAAAACTCTGCTAGATTAGTATTGTCAAAAGTTAATTTATCATACCAACCCATATTGCGGTCAAATAATGGACCATCAATATTCAACATTTTGGCATGATTTAGTTTTGCTTCCTCAAACCGTGTATTTGATATACCAAGTACGGCACTATTTGCATCGATATTATAAGTAAAGCTACTCATATCAATACGAATACCACTCTTTATATGGTCATAATTCCAAATCGTTGGTTGCTCTGCGGGAACATCAACCTTAGGAAGCATTTTTTCATCACGAATTTCTAAAGCAATTTGCAATGCGCTTAGGTCTGCTTCATTAACTCTGAATTTATCCGTTGCTCCAATGCCTTCTTTATAATCAGCAAACTGTAAACAATAAACATAACCTGTATATTCAATTAAAAATTTATGACAATTTGTAACAGGAATATAATCTGTTATTGAATCATCCGTCATTGAAGTTGATTTATGATCTACAATAGCAAAACTATGATTTACCATTCTAGGTAATTGTATTCGTTCTGCTTTCCACAACTCAGCTTTAATATCTGGCTTTGCACGTTCATCAAATAATACTAAGTTTTGTCTTGGTGTAACAGTAAATGATATGCGGTTATAATCTGTAATTCGATACATATAACCGGTATATTCCTGACGAATAACTTCAGTTGGATTCAACCAAACTGTTTCACCCTTATCATTGATTGTGGCAACAATGTCACTTGGTTGCACATATTGTATTTGAATAAATCCACGATTCTTTGTAAGTACTTCAGTTGTCGGTAGATAAGAACCACGATATTCAATAGTATTTCCAGATATCGTAGGCATGTATGCAGTTGCTGGCTCATTTGAAAAGTTCCTTGCATTATGATCATGCCAATCTGCACGGCATCTTTTTGGTCCACCGCCATCATCTGAGAAATCTGGCTCAAGTGGGTCAACATTCATTGCTGCTGCATTATATGCACTTTTATCTAGGTCCCAAAGCCAATATGGATTTTCTGTGAAATTTACTGGAAATGCATCATAGTACTTATTTTCTTGCCAGTTATATGAATATTCTGAATCAAAAAATACTTTTGATGCCTCGCCCATTGAATCACGAATCAATATTCTTTTACCCGGATTGTTTCCAACGGTGCGTTCAATAATTTCTTCAACGGTTGCAACATGATTATTAATTGGTTGATCTAGTCGATCTCCAATTCTACCACCAAATGCTTCAATGATATCAGCTTTCCAATTTGCTTTATCTTCAATATTAATTAATTTCACAAATGATTCAATGGCTACATGACCATCATAGTGAAATTGTTCACGAATTAATTTTTGATATTCTTTTGTAGTTCCATAACCAGTTAACTCACAGCCACCAGTACCGTCAAATCTTCCCCAAGGCGGTTCAGTTTCAATTGAGTCAAAAGTTATTTCTAAATCAAGTAAATCAGTAGGTGTACTGCCATGGTCAAAAGTTAAGTTACCACCCAAACATTGACGAAACTCTGTGAATGTACTACTTTCTGGACGAATCAATACATCTTCAACATAAAACTTAAATGCTTCAAATGCATTAACAAATGCAACTTCTTCAAATCTAGGATATACTTCAGTTTCCTTGATAGTATTATCTGCAGTGTTATCAACTTCAACTCGAGTATAAAAATCTCGTTCTTCAGTTGATTGTGCTTCCATCTTTTTATGTGTAATTTGAATACGTTGAATTGCTTCATGTGTGTCAATCATACACTTAGCAGTTTCAACATATATTTCCACTCTTGGGAATGCAGTAACTTTTAAATGCTGTTGCATTTCCCAATCAATACGATTTCTTACAAATGCAATAAAACCAGCAGGATGTAAATCATCAAACAAATTCATATCGATATCATCGGGCTTTAAGCTTGTGATAATTTCATATGAATATGTTTGATAATAATAATTATCTTGAATATGTTTTTCAGAAGAAAGATTACTATTATTCTCTTTAAAGAATGGAATTGGATCAAAAAGAATACTTTCTTCAAGTTCAACTTCAGCAGTTAACCCATGCAATATATTTGGATTGTCATACTCTCGCAATTCAGGCTTATCTAAGAAACTAATTTTATCATCAATTCTTGCCATGAGTCCAGCTTGTGTTGCTTGAACTCTTGAAATACCATAACCAAGTTCAGGTTCAATCTGTGATACATTAGCAAGACCTTCCCATGAATGAAGTGCCTTGACTGGCAAATTCATTACTTCATTTTTATTGTAAGTATCAAATAAAATATCAGATAGTTCAAGTGTATTGCTTGACGTATAGAATTGAATGTTTGCAGTAGCTATTCGGTTGTTTGCTTCAAGCCAGCGAGGTGCAATAAAACGATGGACATGGAAATCTTCTGTCAACAAATTTGTATTTGACAAGAAGATATTATTGCTGATTGATTTTACACCCTGAAAATAAGCAGGCTCACCATCAATTATAACAAATGTATTTGCATCCATCAAGTATGTATTTGGATGCTGCAAATCAAATGTTAGATCAAAATATTTGGTGATGTGAGCAACTTTGTTTGTATTGATAACTTTTGCAGCAGGTGCAAACTTATAGTTAAGACCTGATTTGTTGATTTGAAGTTTATCAATCGGACCAAGTTTTTTCCAAGTATCAGGTAATTGTGAGGCTGAATGTGCGTTTTCAAAAATTGTTGGTGAATTGTTTGCAATAAAATCAGTCAAGTTCATATGTAGGAAAGAACTGACTTGCTGATATTTCATTACAGTGTTCAAATGAAATGCATAATCTGAGAACTGATAATCTGTTTGAACAGTTTGAACCTCTGCATTTGCAAATGCAGTTGCACCACGATATTCATTATCAAATTCAATTACATCACCAGGTGAATGTAAATATCCTGGATTGAGAACTTTTATTTGTGTAACAGAATATTCATCTTGCCAAACAACTTCACCAACACCATCAGCAAAACCGAACTCATCTTTCATAAAGTGGCCAATACCACCATCAAGTATCTTTAATTTTCCTGCGGTTTTACGGACAAACGACCTCGCCTTTTCTTGTCCAGTGATGATATCGTATCCAATGATTTCTTCATTTTCAACAAAATTTCCATTGATAAAAATTAAATCAAGAAATGCTCGAGTGTTTGAATGGCGATTGCGAACTTCTGTGGCTCTTACAGTTGCTGTTGCTTTACTTTTAACACCAACAATTCGTGTTTTATAAAATCTTTCAAGAGATACATCATATACAATTTGCATCCATCGTCTTTGAATATGATTAGTATCTGAAAGACGAAGTATGTTAACTTTAGGATAATATAATTCAATATCATCATCAAAGAAAATTCTGAAGAACCAATACATTGAATCTTCAGTACCTCTTTTTTGATAATAATCAAGAATTCTTTTTGTAAGGGTGTTGGGGTCTACTCTTCGAAAGATACTATGATCTAAAGAAATATCTCTCTTAAAATATTTTTTGTATAAACTTCGGACTGTATCATAAGCAGTTTCTTTCTCCATATTTTTAGCAAAACTAAAAATATTTTGATAGACATTTTTTATAACATATATTTCACCAGTTGATCCATTTAGAACAACTTCATTTTTATAGAAAGTATTATTTTCTGTTTGATAATCAAAATAAAATTTATTATCAGCAGCAATTTTTACAATTGCTTTTGCTTTTGATAATGATCCATATAGAACATCACCCGGCTTACAACGTTTCGGTTCATTGAAAACTACAATTGAAGATTCAAGAAAATCATAATATTCTTCAATGAACTTTACAAATTGTGGATATTGTTCGAGAAAGTAACTAGGAAATTGACTTTCAATTAAATCTCTTGGTGAACTCATAAGGATTTAAACATCCCATTTTTTGTAAGTGTCTGTGAATTGACCACACGATCAACAAATGGTTCTGGTAAAATTTCAATATCCTCTTCAAGCACTGCTAAGATTTGTTCTTTTGCTGGTGAAATAATAAACGTATCAGGTGTTACATCAATAATAAATTCTGTTTTTCCATCTGACAAATATGGTAGAAAAGTTTCAAGTTTAAATTTACCTGTATCATAATTAATGTCTGCAACATCTTTTTTTATAACTGCTGTTTCTTTTATAGTTCCAACCATAATATCAGTTACAACATCAACTTTTCCATTAAAGCTAGAATTCTCTTTCAAATAACAATTACGAATGTAATTATTATTTTCGTCAAGATAATCAAAGTGAGTTGCTTTAAGAGATCCATGTTTTATTTTATTATTAAAATTAATTTCATAATAACTTGGTACACCAACATCAAGTGATATTCTTTGATACAGTACAACTGCTGTATTTGTTGCAACATAATTATCATCTTGTTTATCAACCAATCGATTAATATCTGAGATATGAAATTGTTTTTCAAATTTTAATAAATTATTTTTTAAATAATTATGAAGCAGTACTTTTGTTTCATTTATAATTGTTCCTTCTGTTGATGTAATTTCATCTGCATTATAAACAATTTGATTTTTTACTCTTATGAATGTATAAATAGGATCTAAAATTTTAGGTGTAATTGTAACTACACTTAGTTCTTTAAGTTTATTTGAAATTTCTTGTCTTTGAGTACCCATCAATGACGGATAATTTTTTGGTTTAATTGCGCAAAAAATTGTTCCGTATGCAGGCGGATCATTCTGCTCTCCTCCCCAAACAGAAATTGTATCAATATAATTAAAGTATCTTAATAATGCAATTTCATAGTCTTTTGCGGTCACAAGCCGATTTTGGCTCATAAAACTTTTTCTTGCACTTAAACGAATAGTTTCAATATCTTCTTCGGCTTGTCCAGCGGCTGAAGGACTAACTGTTCTTATAAGATAATTGATCGGTATTTCTTTACGATTTTTAAAATTAAATTGAACACAATCATTACCTTCGTTACCCCGGGTGACAAGATATTCTAATACAATACAATTATTATTCTCAACTGCTCTACCCAAAACACCATCACCAAATACTAATTCATACTTGCCCTCATAATTTTGTTCAATGAAATAAATTTTTGAGTCTTTATTCAATAGTGTAATATCTTGAGCTTCAAAAAATCTTTCTTGTTCTTGTGATTCACGAAATGGTTTTACATAAACTTCAAGAGTATTGAGGTCAATATCTCTACTTGGTATTTCATACTTTTTTTCAAGCATGAGATTATTAACTACTATTTCTTCTCTTTGATGTGAACCTTGTAATAATATTAATGGCTCCTCCCAATTACGTCCTCCTGAAACATTGACACGGTGTTTTACAACAAAAGGATATGTATCTTCATTAATATCTTTACCGATTAATTCAGTATATCTTTCAACAGGAAGAGGTCCTCTGAAATTCTCAGTACCTGTTAAGCGAAGTAAAACTTCCGCCTGGGCGCATTTCTTTGAACGAGGAGTGTAGCCCATTTGCTTTGCGATTGATACAACATTCTTTCTTTTCTGTGCTGTATCTAAGTACATTTCACTTGAGATTTGATTCAAGTAAAAGGCATTGTATTGTGTATTATAGGCGAGAAGGTCAACAACGAAATTTAAACCTGAGGCTTCAAAATCATAATTCGCAAATTCAGAATTATTTTGTACATAACTAAGAAAGTTTTTTCTTATCTCATTAAAATCTAATTCACTTATATGTTCTTTAGGTATTTTAGACATTGATTAGCGAATCTGTTTGACAGTCCTTTCAAATGTTATTTCATTTGATGGTTCCGTGTTTATATAAAAAGAAAGTTTTATATCAAGATTATAAAGTTCTTTTGTAATTTCAAGATTTGTTACAGTAATACGATTCTCATAATTTTTTATTTGATCTCTGATATCTGTTTTTAGAGAATCAATACCAATAAAATCATTTGGTTCAAACAATTGATTTTGAATCCCGATGCCAAAGTCAGGTTTGTAAAGTCTTTCTCCAGGACGTGTGAAAAGTATATGACTTATAGAACGAAAGATAGCGGCTTTCCCCACAACATGATTCACACGCATTGTTTGTGGATGTGGTAGAAATTTTAAATCTAAATCTATGTATTTGGACATTTATTATTTATGCTATTCTATAAAACTTAATTTTACCATTCACCAATTTAAAAGACGGGAATGTATTTAATTTTTGATCTTCATCATAGCCAATTAAGATATAAGGTAAAAATTGTGTAGTATCTTGTTTCACATAAATTTCTGCTTGAAATGTTTTTTTATACATTCGTCCAAAACGAAATACAGTATTGCCATCACTGTTTCTTTCATAACCTTTTCGATGTGTGTGTAAGAATGCATCGCCTGTACTTGAACTTGCTGCATAGGGAAATCCACCTAAATGTACTTGAAGTTTTCCAATCTCATTTGAATTTCCACATCCTTGACTACCAAGTCCTGTATCTAAAGTTACTTCATATAGATATTTATAGTTTGTATTTAATGCTTTATCAGTAGTTAATGTAATTGGAGATCCATCTGTATTTGTGATCAATGCACCTGCAAGATATCTTGTCCGCAAACTTTCAGTAACTGATATATGATGTGTCCCGATTGAATATCCAACTTCACCTTTAATTGTTCCATCAAGAATTGGTTTGAGTGTAAAATTAAATTCGGATGTACATAATAACTCATTGAATTTAACATTAAAATCAATCGGCTGTGGTGTATATTTAACAGCAGGATTTCTCGCAATACTGTTTCGAGTCATAATCTTAACTAAGTCATCCGGTGTTTTGTTTGGCATCAGACCTGCGATGATACCCGGATCGAGACTGTCTGGGCGATTTCCAGATGGTGTACCGTGTTGATTGGCTTTGATTTGATTACCAACAATTCCAATATCCTGTTCAATCAAACCTAGTTTTTCTGCCAAAAAACGAACAGGGTAGAAAGGTATTCCCTGTGGCAAATAACTTAATAATATAAGTGAGAAGCCAAATTCATTCGTTAAATTTGATTCCGCCTTCGCTAATTCGGCATATATTTTTGCTTCATAAAAATCAAGTTCATTATCATTTTCCATTTTTTCGGCGTCTTCTCGAGAAACAAACCCAGTATTATCCTTCCAATTGACAACTGCTGATGTGCTTGTATCAAATAAACTCGTAACGGCATCTATTTTTTTCTCAAGCTCAAGTTTTATACTATGTTTTAATTGTTGTGATGTTTGATACATTGCTGCTTGTACAGGGTATGATTCTTGCACCACACTTTTATTTGTTATATGATCTTTTCGAAATGTATCATCGGCAGAATCTGTTTTTGTGAATAATGTATCAATGGCATCAGCAATGTCCGCCGCACGTTGACGGTCTTTATCACGAATTTTTCCTAACCAATGTTGAACAGTTGCTAAACGGCTTGGTTTAAATGTCCTCTTTGTTGTTTGTGGTGGAAGTTTTGATGTATCACAAAGACCGATTGTCATTTGATCATAGTCTCTTTCTCTGATATACTTACCCATTACTTTACCAGCTAAAGATATACTTAATAATAACTGAATGATTTGAATTAAATCTTTAAGTATACTAATAAGGTCTAGAATTCTTCGCTTAACATCTTTCAAAAAGTTAATAATGGCATCAAATGCAGTTGTGTTTGGTTCAAATAAATTTTGAAATCCAAGAATCTCATTTTGCAATCGTTTGATATCAGCAGTAAGTCCAATGATATCTGAGAAATTTGCCTTGACCCAAGTACCTACTCCAGCATCTGAAAAATGTTCCGTAACATCCGCAACAATAATTCCAGCACCACGATAATGCCAGTTTCCGCCTGACTTTTGCCGAATTTGTACATATTGTCCTGAGTGAAAGCTATCAATTTTTGTAGAGAAATCACCATCTGTTGCATCAACTTCAATGATAAAATCATACATATAGTCAACATCAGCAACAGTATTAAAGTTATAAAACTTTTCCATATAACTTTCATACAATGATGCACGACCACTATTTGGATAATAATTTCCTAAGTATGTTAACTGTGCGGATTTTTGTAAATCATTTTCAGAATAAGGAACATTTGTACTTCCACTAATACCATCAAGATATTTGATTTGCTCTTCTTTACTTTTAATAATCTTATTAATACGATCTGTTAAATCTGTATTTAAAAACTCTTGTGTGTTTCTTGTGACCTCTAGTTTAATAGCTTGTTCTTCTGAAAGTTTACTTGTAAGTTTTTGAATACGTTCTGTTTGTGCTAAGTCTGGAGGAGTAAACGAAAGTATTACTTCATTGCGGATGTTTTCACCCATCTTAAATAATCTTGCTTGTGACCGCATCATATTATTTAAAGCATCTGCCTTTGCCATTGCATTATCTTTATCTTTTGCATTTTGATAGACATCAAAAGCTTTATAATAAACTTCTCGTTCAGATTGAAATGCGGCCGCATTTGGATAGGCACTTACATTATTTAATTGTGTAAAATGTTTTTCATTTGTTTTTAGCTTTTGATGAAATCCTTCATAATCATATTTGTCTGTACCATCAAGTGCTGTTCGAACGTATTCTTTATAATCATAATATTGTATTTCATCTTCAAGTGCAAGTATATCTTCTTTGAGTGTTTGAAATTGAGAATTTGTTTTCAAACGAAACTCAACTAATTCATCAAGACCTTGTTCATTTAGTTGTTCTTTATACAACTTATCATACATTAATTGTTTTTCAAAGGCTGCTTTGATCCTTCTCTTTCGATCAGGTGTCATCGATGCAATTGGATCAGACTCAAAAATTCTCCAATCTTCGAGTTTTGGATCTTGATAATTTCTACGAGTTGTTTCCATATCAATGCGTTTTAGATCATCTTTAGCATTACTGACCATTGATTTGTCGAGGCCTGCAATTTTATCAACACATAGAATTTTTACACGTTTTCTTTTTGGTCGGAAGAGTGAATCATATTCTTTAAGCAATCCTTCAATTGTAGGAAACTTGAAAAGGTCTGAAATTTTTGCAAGAGCCTTTATAAAATTATCTTTTGATGTACTACTTTTTTCATAACTAACAGCAAAGTAAAGATAGATAGCATCATAAAATCCCATAGGGATTGAAAGATTCTCAACTGATTTCTTGAAATCAAGAAAGTCTCTTTCCATGTATGCTTTCTTTTTACCACCAGATAGATTATGAGAAATGGCAGAATCTTCAAAATAATATTTTAATTTGTTTTTAATCTTCTCACCATCATCAATGATCTTTTCTGCTAGACCTTTTTCAAATGGTAGATAGTAAGGAATGTTTGGATCAGATACATCATAGAATTTTTTATATGCATTATCTGCTTGTTCTTTAAGGCTTGTTGTTGGTAAGCCTTTATAGCTTGTGTCAGCAAGGTTTGGTGGAACAACCAATGCGTACATACCCAAACGCAAAAAAGAATCTAGAGCATTGTATAGAATGCCTGCCAAATATGTAATGACAGCATTCATGAAGTTAGGAAGGAAGAAAAGAAAATCACGATACAATGATATTGCAGTGATTGCAAAGTCAAAAACAAAAACTACTTGACCTTCAATGTGTTCAATATTTTCAAGTAAATACTTTGAATCTTCAAGACTGATACCAACAAAATTATCACCAAGAGCGATTTCTTGCCATTCAGAATTGATTAATGTATGTTGTTTGCCAGCCAGGGCATTGCCGAATTGCGTTAATTCTCTACCAACGCCAGCGGCACCACCGGGAAATCTTTTACTCATTAGCTTTTTCGGCCTGAAAGAACGTCCATAAATTTATCAATTTGTACTAAACAAATTTCAAGACTATCTTTTACTCGTTCAAAATCTTTGATTTGTTTTTCAAGTTTTTCAACTTGTTCATCATCCACTTGTGAGTGGGTTGTATGTGTCTGTTGAGCAGTTTCTTCCATACTTATCTGTTCCTACAATATGATAATTTTTATATTGTGAACCACAGGATGCTGCGGCTCGATATTGATCAATTTGTTCATCAATAACTTTTTCATACTCAACAGCAGCACGAACAGATGAACGGGTCCGGTCTGCAATACCATTCGGCTCAAGATACCAGCAAATGAATTGTGCTAATTTAACTGCTAATCCTTTTGGACTTCCAGTTGATAATGCTTTGTAGTGTGTGTTAGCTGATTGTGTCCATTTTGCAACATCACCACCATTTGCATCTACCAATCCTTTCATCAATGAGAATGAACCCATGATATTATCAATCTCTCCAAAACTACCGCCACTAATACCATATGTTCCTAAAGCACTAGCATAGTCACCAGGTACAGCAGAACCTGGTGAAGCAGTTGTTGACGCACCAGCAATAACTGAACTCAATGTACCACTATTCTTAGCAGACCTTGTACCATAACCATTTTCAATCCAGTTGTTGAACTTAGTCATGTTTGTTGGAAATATTACATCTGCAAGACAATCTTTTTGTTCATTAGTCACTACTTTTGGATCTGATGCAGTTTGATATCCTGATAATTTAATGTTATAGCTTCTTGCAATACCTTTTGATTCAAGTTGTTTTGACAACTGTTCATAGAATACACCAATGTTTGTTTCGTATAATAAAGAAAATAAACCAGGTGTAAAATATTTATACTTCTTGATCAAGGGATGCTCAATTTTAACCTTGTCATTGTATGTTGGATTTTTCACAAGAGCATTCTTAAAATTAGGAACCTTCCATTCAAATTTTTCTGCATACCCAAATAAAGGATTCTTCATAATATGTGGATAGTAAAACTGAGTATACAAGTGTTCATTGTTTGTATGTGTTGGATTTACAGATGTTGTTGCATTCTTATGAAAGTTTCTCATTGCAGGATGAAACATGTATTCTTTACTGTCAAGTGTCATCCATGTTGAACCAATTTCATCAACATCAATTCTACAAGAACCTTTATAAGGTTTATCATTACCAAGTAAAATTGCCATGAAATCATTGATAATTTTAAGTACCCAATTGATAGGTCCTTCAATAAGTGATTTTAATGCATTACCTAATGCAAAATAACAGCAATTTGTGAAAGGAACGTTAAATCCAATATTAAATAAGTTGAGTAGTTGACAGAGCCAATGAAAAAGTGTGGACATTGCACTACCAAAAATTGTTCCGCCCGCACCCCAAGAACCGCCGGAAAAGCCACCACCACAAATTGAGAAACGTAAATCAATCCATTGATATTTACCTGCCCTTGCACAAGTACCACCACGAATAACATATGTATTTTCAAATGGTTTTCGATAGATCGGTACCATAAAAACTTTTACTGATTGCGCATCATTACCCTGATGCATTTCACCGGATGAAAAATATTGATTGAAAAATTTCTTAAAACCGAAATTGCCCCATGGCTGTGCAGAACTTTGAAAAGTATCTGCATGATTATCATTACCAGAACCAATCCAAACAATACCATATGAACCTGTTGGATGTACATTACCTGTAAAGCCACCTGGAACACGATCATTTGAATGATGTATTGTAACTTTAAGCATCACTGCAGTTTGAAAGGCGCCATCTGTATCACCCCAAGTACCTTCCCAGTTAATTATTTTTTCTTTCCAATCTCTCTTTTTATATTTTCTTGAACCAGGACTAATATTAGCATCAGCAAGTTCAGTCTTTCCTTTTGCAATACTTTCTGCAACAAATATATTATTTTTTGGAATATCTGAATAATCCATTGTAAATGCAAGTGGTCCTGGATTACTGTGCATTTCACGGTCTAAGGCTCTTGTTAGATCATTATTATATGGATCTTGACCTAGACCAACACCTTTAGTTTTTACAAGTGTTTTCTGATCAGTATAAGTTCCACTTCGTAGCGCAGGATCTTGACATAGATATGGTCCGATGTAATCATAAAAGTTCTTTGACGGAACCTTCATTGCATAACCTGCATATTGACTATCAGGATTCCAATTCTTATTGATTACAACTTCAGGACAAACAACAGTTGCAGTACCCACTACACGGTCGTATATACCCTTAATGCGTTTAAATAATGATCCACCTGTAAATAAATTTACTGCCATTATAACTCCTTATTTTGGCACTGACCTTGACATTGTTTTATTCACACCACCAGATGAAGATGTACTAGTGATGGTTGTAGTTGCTGTTGGTGCAACAGGTTTTGGTGTTGCAGCAAGTCCAGTAACTGCTCCTGCACGACCACCGTGTGAACCGCAAAACCCATATGTTAATCTTTCAAATGATCCATATTTTGATATATCGAGTTCGGGTTGAAATTCAAGTTTAAACCCAGGTTTAACTTTAAATATCTTCTTTAGTTTTGGATCTTGTGCTAAAATTTTCCAACCTTCACCGCCCATTGCCCAACGATTCATAATAATACCAAAATATGTATCTCTCTTTGGATGTATACTTCGACTACCACTACCTTTTCCACGCCGAGCATGGTCTTTACCGCCTTCATGAGAAGATGGCCAGAACCAAGGCGGACCATTTTCACCACTATATTGTGTTAATCCTTGATGCTTCCAAGGAGTATTTCTTACATGAAACCAATGCCATTGAGCCGGATGCATATCTTGAGTATCAGCACTTCTTTGCATTCTTCCATCAGTACTTCGACGAGTTTTTCCACCTTTTAAACACCACCACAAACCTGTGTAACTGCTTGTACCATCTTGATAACGATCAAAAACACCAGACCAAGGACCTAGCCAAACTTTTCCACGTCTTGTATGTAGAGGCCGACTATTAAATTTACCTTGTTGAGCCATGCCTTGAAAATCAAGAAGCATGTGTAATCCTCTGATTGAGAATCCTATTTTTTTCAAAGCAGCCTCAACGTCCTTATTGACAAGTGCTGCATTCATTGAGAGTGTTATGGGAGGTGGTGCCGGTGGCATATCAGGTTTTCTTGCTATTATTTTATCTATTTGCTTGGCTGTTGCCAAATCATTTGCCCAGTATACTTTCATGTGTCTTCCTTTTGACCAACCAGCAATAATATAATACTTATAATTTTTCATAGCTGGATGTCCATTTAACGCACCTTTCCATAAACTACTTGGATCATTAATAAGTGTACCAAAGTCAGCACCGAGAGCAAATGTTACGACCCCTGGACTTACCCCAATCTTTGTTTTTATTTCTGGTTTTACTAATGTGGGCCAAGAAGTCATACCTTTTGATTCGTCCCATTGTGTACAAGAAGAACTTACTGGAGGTTGTTTTGGTGCCGGATTTGTTACTTTCATACCATTTATATTAATCGTAGCACCAGGAGGAATCTTCATATTAGCAACTTTTTGAGCAACTGGTTTTGGCAATGGCTTTAAATTAAGACCTGTACCTGGAACTTTAACATTACCTTTAACTCCTTTTACTGCACTACCAATAGCACCTCCGCCAGGTATTTTTATTTTTCCTCCTATAGGTATTTTTATTTTACTCATACCCGGAAGTAATCCTATACTTTTAAGCTTGAACATATGTTATCCGTAGTAATAAACTTCTTGAAATGGCGGATTAGTATCTACTAATTCAAATTCAACTACTCTCAATGGGAATACATCAAGCAATTTAGGCGGAGCAGTAACAGGATGTTTCATACTGAAAATGTATGTACCATCTGCGGTTGATGTTGACGGATTTAATGTTACACGATTTCCAGACATTGCAATATTAAACGCCGTCATTCCTAATTTATATGATGATGTAAATGCATCCTTCTTATAATTCCATTTTAACTTATTTTTATTTGTACCCTTTGAACAAAGATCAAATTCTCTTGTTGGATTATAAGATGAATATTCATTTTCACTATCTGCAGTAACTGTACCATCCAAGAATACTGCATTAAAATATTTTGCCCAATATTCAAGGACGCCACCATTTGTTGCAGTAAGATAATAAGTTGCATCCAAATCATATGCATGGAAGAACTTATCTGCATTTGAATTACAAGATGGACCTTTTCTTAAAACTTTAAACCGATGTGGGTTAACAATATCTGCAACTTCAATTAACATACCACAATCATCATAATCAGCCGTTTGCATATGCGCAGAGAAATGAGGATCAGAGTGTCTTATGAACTTACCAAAAGGTTCGTCTTGGAAAAAGTCTGGTTTATATTTCATTTTATGTATTGTAAGTATATCACCCTTTTTGAAACCATGTGATTCTGGGTGATTATCTTTCATTGTTTCAAGAATAATATAACGGTCATCACCTGCTGAGAAGTATAGTTCTCCCTTTTCTTCTTCATCAAGTCTTAAATCATATTGATGTGGGAAAACAACAGCACCATGAGTATGAACTAAATCAGTTGATGCGTTGAATAGATGATTGAAGAATTTACCATTTAATGCACCCTTTGCTGACTTGACTGGTTGTACACTATAACTTGTTACACCACCTGTAGAATTGATTTCACCATGCTCATACATGATCACTTTCTCTGTTGCTGCTTTTGGTACGAAAAAGTTTTCACTATTATCAGTTGCTGAACCATCTGGTAAGAATTGTGCAACACCTTTTTCTGCAAATCCAGAGTTGTACAAATCAGGTGATGCCGATGTTGAGCGTATATTGAAACCAACACGATAGAGTTTACCCTCATAGTTTGTAGCCATTCCATAGCTTGGTGTTACTTCAATTGAGGTATCACTATGAATTGCACTTACTGCAAAGTATGAACGATATGGTAAAATCATTGCTTGAGAATATTCATTATCTGCCATTGCTCGAGTTACTTTTGATGCCCGCACTAGAGTTGTAGATTGAACACCTGAACCAATATCACCACCATCAACACGATAGACACCTCTCAATGAATTATTATAAATGTTTGTGAAACGATATTCAATTCCTCCAATTGCAATAAGGTCACCAGTTTCAAAATATTCTTCTGCTTTATTGTAAACGCCCATTGAATTTGGTGTTGTCATATCAATTGCACCACCTTGTTCAAAAGTAACAAATCCCATTTTAACATTATTCGGAACAGGATATAAACTACATTTTGTGGATACTTGTGCAAAGTTTTCAATACCTACAGTATTATAAACATCTTCACGGAAGGCTTCTTTTAAACGTTTCACAGAATATACATTATCATATTCAAAACGATAGCCTTTATATGTTAACACACCACCACCGCTTTGTCCAGTTACCTCATATTGCACATTACCAAATACAATGTGCATTCCTTGTTTGTATGATTTCTGGAAGTAAGTTCCTTTATAATGAATAAATCCGTGACCAATTGAATAGAAGACGCCGGGTACAATCATTTCTTCATATTGAAGTTCAATTACATCACCAACTACTAATTCTTCTGTATAACGGCTACCAAATCCTGTAATTGGGTCACGTTGTATAAGTACCTCACCAGCATAAGATCCAGCATCGGGGTCTTCATCATTACCACCTGGTAAAGGAACATCACTCACCCAACTACCATCTTTCTTTGTAATTGGGAAAGATAATGTCTTTTTCTCACCATCACCGTCTCCAGGATCTGGTTCTTTATAAGGCGGATCTTCACTATCAACTTCTGGAGGTTCACCCTCTGGCCATCCTTCGGGTGGAACTATTGGTTTGTCATCATCACCAGGGTCACCTACAGGAGGTTCTTCAGGTGGTATTCCAGTTTCATGTTCTTTATCTTTTGGTGGCCCGTCTTCTGGTTTCTTTGTTGTTCCATCTCCATCATCAGGATTTTCAAATTCAAAATCCCAAATAGTGTTTGCAGTATTTGCATCTGCCTTTCGTGGATCCAAAAGAATTACATCACCTTCATTGAGTTGTGATGTATTTCCTACCACTTTGATTTCAGTTGGATAATCTAATCCCTGTAGATTTTGCATAGTAACTACTGCTTCATCACCAGCAGAAATCTTAACAATTCCAGATAACTCAAAACGATTTGATAGAATAACTTTTTCACCATCAACAGGACTTCCATCCATTACCATTCGCAATGGCTTAGGTATAGGATTAACCATTTTTGAATATGGGAATCCTTTATTTGGTCCGGTATATGGTGCAGGGTTGTCACCAATCGGCACAAGCATATCTAAATCTGGTGGATTTGTAGCTTGACTTGATATGTCAATTGTAGTAATACACTTTGTTGGCTGTGGAATATTATACAATAATTCACAACTCATTGTAGGAAGCCAGGGTAGAAATGTATTTTGACTTTGCCCAGCTGGTCTATATTTTGGAATGAATGTAGTGAGTGGTAGAACACCATTGTCAACTGTACTGATATCTTCACCGGAGACAGCAGTTAATGCATCACCTTCAACAGAAATTGTTTGAAGTAGTATTGTATTGCGTGTACCAAAAAAGAATGCTTTATCTGCAAATTTACCTTGAGCTTGATCTTGAAAAGGAAGAGCGCCATTTAAATTAAAACGATATATGTATTTGTCGATATCATCTTCACCATTAATATTGTGAATAAGACCACGAAGATAAGCACGTTTAATTCCAAGAGCAGTACAAACACGAACAATTTCTGAAACTTCTTCAAATGCATATCGTTTCATATCTTGAATCATATCATTACAATTATTGATGATTTCTGCTCTCATACTTTGCAAAGCAATTGGTACTTTTTTAAATTTCATTCCAAGTGATTTGCGTAAACTCATACAGGCGATGTTTGCATCACCACCACCAGATGTTATATTTGAACCACCACCAGTACCACCACCAACACCACCACCTCCTCCTCCGCCCATTCCTGCTGAGTAGTTTGGACATAGAGTTACTTTAATCGCATAACGTTTTTTATAGTTTCCAGCATTCCACATTTGATGAAAACGTTGCACTTTATATTTTGCAAAGTTTCCAGTTGCATTTGCAATACATCCATACGTTGTACCAATGCCAGAGGAACCAGCAGGAATTGCTAAATCAAAAAGACAATCATTATCATACCAGATTTTGACTTTTTTATTATTCCAGTCTTCTTCCCAATATGTTTTTTTACCAGAACTTTCTGGTGAATAGGTAATAGCGTTTAACATAGTTTAATTACATTTTTAAGTAAGTGGCCCAGTCAAAGGTTGTGGTGGATAGGATGTATCAATACATGTCACTAAAATTGTACTTACTGCAGCATGTATTGCTGTTGCCATTCTTACAGCAGGCAGTTCACCGGCTACGGTAGGCTTCTCAAAAATTTGAGCCATTTGTATTGGTAATTGTCCTGGTACATAGATTAAGTTAATTTGTCCATGTGTATATATTGTCATAATAGATCTTTCAATTGCAATACCAACTTTAATACCAAATTCCCATGGAGCAATTGCATATGATTTTTGAGCGACCATTAATAGTGGAACAGGAGTCATCCAAAATACAAATGAAAATGGATTAAAACGTATCTTATTGATATTTTCAGCACCCATCATGTATGCTGAAATCGCATTACCAACAGTCAACGCCCAATTGACACCTGGAAAAATAGGATCAAATGTGCGATTTGCTCGAATAAATTCGGGAATCATTATACCAGGATCTCTCATTTCTTACCATACAAATGTTTTTTGACAAAACGACCTCATCACACCCATTACAATTGAAGGATCTCCTGACGTTGAAACAGTGCTTGTTGGACCAAGTGGTGTTAAATGAAAATGATTTAAAAACATTTTCATGAATTCATCACCACGAAGTGCTGGTGAATATGCTCGAAAATCTCCAAGTGCAAGTCTTGTGTTCACATGAAACGAACCAGCAAGAGAGGCAAATAGATCAATGTTAGTATCTGCTTTAACAAACACTTCCATGCCAGAATGAATTTGAGTACCAATAACTGATTTGGTGTAGATACCCATACCTGCATTGATGAAGGTATTCATTCTTGAGCTTGAAAATATATTTGTTGATGTCGATACTGTTTGTATATATCCACCTTGTGTTTCAACTGTACCAACAGGTGTGGCTTTGATTTTTATACTATTGAATGTTTGTGTCTCAAGAACAATATTACCAAGTTTTGATACAAGGTAAATGTATCCTGTCTGAGTTTGTCCAACCAAACTTGATGGATGAGACATATGAGTTTCCCACTCAGGAGCAGGTTGCATCTGAAAAATTGAAGCAATTGATGTACGAAGTGGTGATGTTACAGTGAATGAACCTTTGTCGCCCATCACACCAAGTAAACCACCAACAGCAGACCTTGACGAAATACGAGTATCTCCATCTTGTGCATTCAATTCAATATGACCATGCCGAGCAACTTGTGAGAATGCTACAGGCTCTGGTGCATAGAACGGCAACATAGCAAATGAATTCTCTGCAGTCATATTGATGGTATGTCCTGCACTACATGTCCAGTTATCACCTGCGGCCATATTTGTGTTCATTGCAGAAGTAACTTTAACTGCACCACCGGCAATATTATAAATTCCTCTTGCATCTCCAGTATAATCATTTTGAATTCTGTGAAGATGATTACCAACATTTGTCTGAATCAATGGAGCAGTTTGAATGATTTCGTTCTGTCCTCTCAATTGCAATGAAGAAGTAAGCATATCAATTTTACCTGTTTGAACACGAACATTGTAGTCACCGTCTTCAACTGTTAAATTGTGATTGCTACTTCCACAAACACGAAGTTCATAATTCTCACCTGCTAAACGTGCAGAATTGATCAGTAAAGCAAGTCCTCTTCGGTGTGTTTGATACTTAGCACCTTTAGTGTACTCATAACTATGTGCTTCTGTGAAATCATATTTGTCAGACATGTTTTGCTTAACAACTGTACCATCTGGATGAACTTCACGAAATGTTCCTGAACGATGATATTCATGAATTCGTTCACCATGTGGTGTATCATCATATTCAACAATATGCCCAGATTCAGTTTGTAAAACATGGTTGAAAGGATAGATTGCACGATAGGGTGGCTGTGGTTGGTCAAACTTGAAACTTGGTACAGCAGTTTGAATGTTACGATTAACATTCAATGTTTTTGATAAGAGTGGTTCTTTGAATGCTGCTTGCGTTTGATCATATGTTGACGTTGCAGAAACTTCAGGATCATACCGAATAGTTAAGTCATTTAGACCTCTTGCAAGTTTTGGTGTGGTTGGTTCATCTTCAGAACCGGTTCTAGGATATCTTGATACAAAATCATCTTCTTCAACTTCAACACCAAGTTCATCTCCACGTTTTCTGCGGACAGATACAGGAGGTTGAGGAAAGCCTCTTCGTTGTAGATTGCTTCCTGTGCGTACATCTTTAAATCCATACTTGTACCAATCAGAAGCATCTGAAGGATTTAACTTCTCTGGTTTTCTTGCATAACCACCAAGTGAACCGATCACTAAGGGTTGCTGTGCTTCATCACCATCAAGAAAAAATCCAACTACCCAAGAACCATCAACAAGTCCTGTAGGAGATTTACCTACATCTGTTTGTGCTGCTGATTGAGTTGGTTGCATTACCATTGCCCATGGTAACATATCAGTTGGTACATCATCACGATTTTCTGAATGAAAACCAAAACATCGAACTCGTACACGACCAAGAAAATTTGGGTCCATGCGGTCTTCTACCACACCGACAAACCAAATCATATTTTTACCAAATGCTAATGAATCTGTATCAAACATATTAATTACCTACTGTACGATCTCTTAGATCTGTTTTTCTTGTTTCTTCATTATATCGGTCAACTGCATCAAGTGATAATATCGAAGACATTACTAAATCTTGATCCTGCTCCAGTAATATTTCTTTTGCTACTGTTTTAATTCCTAATTTACTATTTGGAACTTCAGGTACTAATTGATAATCATTGTTTATTGAATCAGTCACCAACTCAACAATTAATGAATATTTCTTTACAGTATCGATTGAATGATTAATTCGAGTGACCATATATCTACCACTTAAATATTGGTCACCTTCTTTTTTATCATTTTTTGGAAATACAAATTCAACAATATCACCGATTGAAATTTGTCCAGATGTATCACCAGGTAGAACAACTTGAATAACCATTGAGTCAATGCTTGCTTGCATTGCTAATCTTCTTTGCAACACCTCAGCATGGTGTATTGTTCGATCTTGAGATTCTGGATCACCTGTATGATACATTACAACACCAGCAACTGTGCTTGGAATTTCTTCTGAAATCTTATGTGTTATATCACTATTGTCTGTTGTTAATAAAAATTTGTCATTATTAATATGATGGAATTTTTTTGCATCTCTTTGATAATAAAATTCCTTTTTTGTTACATTACGTTTTTCAACATCAATAAATGAATATACAGAAGAATATAATCCTCTTGACATATTCTTGAACACATCAAACTTATCTTTAATCTTATAATCTGTAACAATATTCCACGCACCTAAATTATCACGATTAATATTATCTGCTGGTATATAAACTAATTTTTTAAATGCTTGTTCACCATCTCTTTTCTTAAATAAATCCTCAAGGCTAATAAAACGAAACTTATTGATATCCTGAAAGAAAAAATATAATGATCCAGTTTCTGATATTGCTCTTTTACATAATTTATTTATTATGCGAAATGGTGAATAATATGGTGCAATATATTTTTCAGTATGACCAGAATTTGTTTCAATTGCAAAATAATTTGAATACTTATCTTTATGCTTTAATGAGAAATCACCTTCTTTTTGAAAAGAAAGAGTTGAATCATCAATCATTTTCAAATACTTCAAACAAATATATTCAACTATTTGTGAGACAGTGCCCTCATGAAATGCTTTTGATATCTTTTGCTTTTCACTTTCAATGGCTACATTTGATGTAAGATACAATGTGTACAAATAAGTATTTTCATTAACTTTAGAAACTGGAGAAATACCAGTAACTCTCATTCTTAATAATATACAAATTGGTGTATTCATTGAACGAAAACATAACTCAATTGTTTCTTCTCCAATGATTGGAAAATCTGTAATTAAATGATTTCCATCCATTAGTGTTACAGAACCTGTCAAACAATTTGAATATAAGTCTTCGTATATACTAAAATTTGTATAAATGAAATCAAGACCATATTGTTTAAACTTAATACCTGTGCCTTTATCATCTCTTGGTGACTCAAGCATTAAAGAGATCAATTCATAGTCACCTATTTGTTCGGGAAACAGGTCTTCTTTTTTTGTTTTTGAAAATATCGTCCTCATATTTTACTTAAAACTTGTGCAAAATCATTGTGTATGCGCATTGTTGATGCTAGGTCAAGAGTTTTGATTTTTCTTTTTCGTTCATTATCTTGCATCATTTTATCATAATAACTTAAACTCTTATATCTTTCTGGTGACTTTTCGGAAACTTCTGTACCTGAAAAGTCATACCATTGATATATTTTATTTCTTGCTGCTGAAATTGAACCATGCTGTTTAATGATCAATTTATCAAGTATTTCTGTTGGATGTATCCAATCTTCATAGACATCATATACATTATTCAATATTAATAATATGTAAGTATAATCTGTAGTATCATATAATTCATAACATGCCTGTTCTGGTCTTTGTTCAGTCTCAAGAATATATGTACCTTTAACTAAGTGTTCATTTGTTTTTGTAATCCAATCCATAATTTTTGTACGAATTGAAATATCAATCAACGCAATATTTACATTCTCAACTTTAACATATGTTTTTGGAAAATTGCGAAAGAAATTCATTTGAATATATCCTCAACTAATTGTTTTGGCTTTCTTGAGAATGTAACACTTTCTCTTGTAAATTGTTCTTTTTCTTGAAGACCCAAGTTTAAAATTGTTTGGGTATAGTATATACGATCACCTTTACCTTTCATTAAAGATAACTCAAGACCTTCTTGGTGTTCTTCATGAGAGGCATCAAAGAAGATACCAAAACAGGGTAATAAATTAAACTTAGTAAATTCTTGATTATTAATATATACCTTCATATGAATTTCATAAGGATACTTAAAATGATTATCATACTTTAAATCTCTACTATTCATTCCACCATTTGCTGTTGTTGGTAAAATGTTTTTCAAAAATGTTTTTTCAATTTTAAGAATTGTGTCTGCTTCAAATTCATTTTTAGGTCTTAACGTCCAACTTAAACGAAAGAATCGATAGTGTGAGGCTGTGCCATTAAACATCAGCATCAAGTTATGATTATATGCCATGCCATTTTTATAAGCATACGCCTTAACAGCATCTACACTTGAGGTTGTTATCTGGGTGTTTACATATGATTTAATGCCATTTTTAATTGCCTCTGTTGATAGTGCATTTGAAAATGCTCTTTCAATTGATTCGGCACTTAGATCATTCATTCTCTTCGCCTCATTATACAACAGAGAACCAAGAACACCAAGATTTGTTTCATTATAAGCAATACCTAATACATCACGAAATAGATCAGGAGTTATCGGTAAAAAGATATCTGGCTTATACCGAGTATACTTTGCAAGATTTACACTTGTTGGATCATATGTAACGCTTGGACTTGTTTTAGTCTTTTCATAAAACTGAAATCGAATATAGTTTTTTATAAGTCCCGTACCTAAGTCAGCAGGAAATCTTAATTCATTTGGTGTTGACATATTAGGTGTAGTTTATATCTTCACTTGTTGTAACAGTAATATCTGTTAATGATACACGAAGATTATATTTTGTATGAAAGTATTCACCATTATATTCGATTAATGGTGGTTGTGTGCCACTAATATCATGTTCAAGATAAATGTTTCTCATTACAAGTTCTTTTGGAAAACTTGTTAGGTGTGTAATTTCAATTAAATCTGTTGTCGATAGATTATTATAAGCACCACTCGAATCTTTTCTTTCAAATAATTTAAGCTTAACTTTGTATGGTAACTTATACGTTACACTATATAAACCCGATGGCATTACGGGTTTGTTTTCTTTTACATCACGGTCTTCATTTTTATCCGAAAAAGCAGAGACTGCAACATCTTGAATTTTATCGAGAATTGTTTTATTATCAATTTTAGGTAATGCTGCCTTTTGTAGAACAGCAATAATAGTTTCAATTGAATCGGCATCTTCATAATTGTTTGGAAATATATTCCATTCAAGAATAAAGTCACGCACTTTGTCGACACCTTCAAACATCAGTGTATGATTTGACCTTGCTGTTTGTCCAAATGCTTGATTGATAATTGGTAAACCAAAACTAGTTGCTTCCATCACTTGACGATCAACCCAAGTTGATGCCGCCTTTGATGCCTCGTCAACAACTGTACCCATGCTTGACATAAGTCCAGAAACAAAACCAGTTGTTCCTGAAGAGTTGAAAGCATCACGGACACGGTCAGAACTATTCATGACAAGTTCACCTGAGATACCTAAATCAGAACCTCTCCAATTGATCAAGTGGTTCTCAATTAGCAATCCTTTTGGTGCAGGCATGTATATTGATGCCTTTGTTTTATCGTCAGGTGTTCCTACCGCAGGATCAACTTTGTTCTCCACAATATCCATCCTCATAAATATTTTTTGAAAGTCTCTCTTTTTATATGGATATGTTAAAACAGTAACTGACAATTGTACCTATGAGTAGAACAAAATATAGACAGGGAAAGTTCGTACCAAAACACATTGAGAAATATAAAGGCAATTCTCGTAATGTTATTTATCGGAGTTCCTGGGAAAAACGCATCATGGCGTTTTTTGATGAATCATCAAATGTGCAGTGGTGGAACAGTGAAGGACTTATTGTACCTTATATGAATCCAATTGACAAGAAAATGCATTCATATTTTCCAGATTTTGTTTTCATGAACAAAAACAATGAAGTATATATGGTTGAGGTCAAACCATATCGTGAGACACAACCACCAACAAGGCGAGTGAGAAATTATAAACAACAGGCGATTGTATATATTATCAATCAATCAAAATGGAAACAGGCAAAAGAATTCTGTGCAAAGCAGAATTGGAAATTTGTAGTCTGGACTGAGAAAGAACTAGGTAAAATGGGAATCAATATCTAAGTTGAGAATGTTTATAAGATCTACTTGACTATGTACACTAGATATGATATAATCAGATAGGTGTTTTATTTGACCTGGAACCTTATCATATGGAGTGAACGTGAAAAAACATGAAATAACAACCTTTGTAAGTGAGCTTCCGCATAGCCTCTTGTTCTGTAAGGATAACTATAGTACTCTGATTGATTCACCAACAGGTACTGGCAAAACTGAATTGATGTTTCAACGGGCAAAACTTCTTGAGAAAGTAATCATTGCCTTTCCGTATACATCACAGGTTCTTCAGCAACAAGAAAAGCATCCTAATTTTCAATATCTTCTTGACAATCAGAACTTTGAACCAGACCGTGGTACTAAAATTGTTTGTACCTATGATAAACTTGTATCATTGATCAAAAGAGACCTAGACCTGAATGAATATGAACTTCATCTTGATGAATGTCATAATTTATATCTTGCTGCAAACTATCGTGGCAATGTCATGTACTATATCTCAAACGCAATCCGGCAGCGTTCATTCAAAAAAGTCAATTTATTTTCAAGTACATATGAACCAAGATATCTAAGTAACTTCTTAATTGTTGATGAGCATATCAAAATCTCACAAAAGAATCGAAAGAAAGATGTAGTCACTTGTGTCCACATTGAGAACAGTGATAAAGTTACGATGAATGAGGTGATGATTAATCACTTCACACGAAATGTCGAACGAAAAGAAAAGGTATTGATCTATCGAAACAATAAAAGTGAGAATGTAGCACTTGCACAATCTCTTGAAGACCTTGGATTCCGACCATTGTCGATCGATAGTGATCAGAAGAATGAAGAAGAAATCATTCAGATGCTAAAGAATGAACGTATTGCTAAAGATGTCGATGTGATTATTACAACGTCCATGTTAACAGAAGGTATCAATCTACTAAACAAAAGTATTTCGCAGATACATTACATTGATAAGGATAAGAGTGCTGATATCATTCGTCAATTTACCAGCAGAGCAAGAAGTGCGAATCATGAATCATATATTTGGTATAAAAAGGATGAAAACTTTGAAGTAAAGAAAGATGTATTTGAAGAATGGTATGATTTTACTGATAATGCCAAGTCACTTGAGATTGCTTTAAACACTCTTGCAAAAAATTCAGAAGAGAAAAATCACAATCGTATTATTGATCAAACATTGAATACAATGTCGATGCTTCATAAATCATGGCGGCAGTATGGCTTTCGTAATGTAAATGGTGAAGTAAAGATTGATTATACAAGAGTTGCAAATTATTTCTATGAACTTGATGTAACAAATCAAAGTCACAATTCATATATTCTAGGACAAGAACTTGAAAAGTATGAGTTTGATGTAAACTATACAAAGTTCTATGTAGAGATCAATAAGAATGATCAAGAACAATCAAAAGAAAATTCAAGAGTAGTTCGTAATGAACGTAAGCTTGAAAAAATATCAATCATTTCAGATTATATCAAGAGTGATGTCAATGTAAACAAAAGATTGCGTGAACTTCTACTGCAAAAGAATCGAACTGCATCTGAAAATCGTGAGATTAAAATTGCAAAAGAGTGGCTTGCTTTGAAGAAACGTCATGTTGATCCAAATGATATTCTTGAAATCATTAAGAATAATACAGTCAATCGTGCAAAGTATCGGCTATCTCTCAAGGCACAGATGCAAAATGATTTGTTGTACAAATACTTATCAAAGAATTTAAAATTGAATCATCGTTATGATGCAAAAGAAAGGAGTGATGTTCTGATTGCGGCTGAACAAGCAATTGAAAATGAACATCATATTAATCTAAATATAAAAAAGATGCACACTGGTGAAATACATGGTAAAGCCAGCAAAGGTATCTTTGAAAACATTTTCAATATTCAGAAGCATGTACTTAACGGAAAGGCAACGATCAGCATAACATCTTTTGATCCGTTATTTTTTAATACAACCAATTAGAACAAATAACTATGAACTTACAAGAAGCTTTTCAATTTTGTGAGCAAAACAATATGCCTTATTGTTTCTCATTGTTTCAACCATACTCTGCAGATTTCTATCAATTCATGGCCGAAGCAAGAGAAAAAGATTTGAAACATGATGATGACCTTGAATTTCTCGGAACAACAGACTTGGGAACTTTTGATTTCATTGAAGAAGATGGTAACATCAAATATGTGCCACTTGATTTACCTGTAATGTGTGAAGCAAAAGCTGAGTATCAAGGACAAAAGGTTGAACTTAACAAGCCAAAAAGAGGTGGTGATAAAAAATTCTATGTGTATGTTCGTGATCCAAAATCAGGAAACATTCGTAAAGTATCTTTTGGTGCTGCTGATGGTGGTGGAAGCTTGAAAGTTAAATTTAATGATCCAAAGAAGAGAGCATCATTTGCCGCTCGGCATAACTGTAAAGGTGCTACAGATAAGACAACTGCATCCTACTGGTCGTGTCGCCTTCCCAGATATTCGGCAATGTTAGGTATGGAAGTTAACAATCCTGGAGCATATTGGTAAAAATGTCTCATTATTTGCAATGTGCAAACGTAAGAACAATTCAAAATTCAGTTGAACACTTCATATGGCATCGTGATAAATATGATCGGG